TAAGTATATACTCAAAGCCAGGAACATCAAGAACATGAAGCATACCCACATGTATGTGCGGAAATCTTTTCGTATATCTTGCGTGATACCCGCCAACTTTTCTAAGATCCAATTGGTAAGTACCATCCGGTATTCTCGTTTCGCCATAAACTTTTGTATCTCTTTTTTCATCTTCTAATGTATACGCTAAAAATTTTTTCTGTTGCCACAGTCCATCTATATCATTGCCTTGTTCTATTACTTCTAATAATATACCGTTAGTACTATCAGTACCACTTGAAAATCTAATTACTTCTAATTTCATTTATTGAATTATTATTGTTATATCAGCTGCGCTGTCTGTTGTTATTTTTAAATTGTAAGTATTAGCATCAAAGCTTAAATTATCACTTAAAACTAAAGTAACTTGAGGTGGTATTACTGTTTTAGTTATAATATAACTGTTTGTCCCATCATCTAAAAACAACTTTACAGTGCTAGACGTGGCTGTGGCTTGATTAGCTATTGTTATTTTTCTAATACTACCACCAGGGCTACCTTTAGTTATTAAAGTAGTTGTAGTTGGTGAAGATACATTTTTATATATTGCCATAATTATATTTTAAACTGTTGCTAAAGTTAGTTTAACACTATATATTATATCTGTACTTGCATTTGGGTTTAATGTCACAAGTGCTACAGCAGTGTTAGAACTTGTTATAGCGGTAGACAGCGTTCTATCTGAATTCCACGTTCCCGTTGCTAAAGCACTACCTCTTGTACCATCAGTAGGATTTAGTTGATATATACTAGCGTCTGTGCTTGAAGTAGTATTACCATAAGCATGCATCTTAATTACTTTAAATCCTTTTGGTATTTGATACCATGCCCAACTTTCTAATCCAGCATCCTGCCAAGTACCACCATAATCAGAACCAGCATCATCTGCTGCATATAAATAACCTCTAACAAAAGCAGCATCATTAACAATAAAATCACTTGGTAGCAAATATTTAACAGTATCAACTATTTGAAGCGTGCCCGTGGCTTCAGGTAACTCTATTACATTATTTGTAGACATGTTTTGTTGAGGTCTAAAACTAATAAAATTAGTACCATTATCTGAATCTTCATATAATCGTATGCTCCCTGTATCGCCAGATTGCCCATATAGATTTAAACTAGGCTCACCAAAATCAAATTCAGCATGTAAATCAGAGCCATCTTTAAATGTTATATTACCACCATCTGCATTTAACTCTATATCAGCAGATGAATCTAATGTCATGTTACCAGTAGAATCTAATTCTAAAGTTCCACCTGGAGTAATAGTTAAATTACTAGCAGCTGTTACAGCATCTCCATCAATATCTAAATCACCAGCTATTGTAGTAATAGATGTAGCACCATTACCTATAGTTACATCTACTTCATCTTCAGCGTTACCAGATGCTATAGTTAACCCTGGTTGTATCTCCCCATCGTGACTAGCTACACTTAATATTAATTTACCTTCTTCATCACCATCAGAGGCCTCAGCTATTTCCCCAGCTATTTGTGCATATGTAGTAAGTGATGGAGTACCATCATCCATTCCTTGAAAATATATTGTACCAAGATTATCTCCATTAACACCATCAAGTGAATTTCTATTGTTGCTAAGAATAAAAATAGGACCATTAGCATCGTTAACGGTATTAGTCATTTGCATGGATATACTACCAGCATTTGTCATAGCAAAAGCAGCAAGACTATCAACATTAAGATTAGTACCACTATAAGTAAAATTTGATTCAGCGTTTAAACCAGAGCCGCCAGTAGATGTGACGACTCTAGTAGGATTAGCGTTAGTTATAGTTAAATCACTACCACCTAACGTAGTATTCTTTGTTACCTTACCATCTGAGTCAACCACAAGGACATTTTCTTCTGATGACGTTTCTAAGTTTTCAATATAAACTGTAGAACGAAATCTAGATATAAAATCCCATATGTGTTGACCTATCCATTTCATTTTATTTCTTTTTTACTGCTATTTTAAATATTATTAAACCTACAATAGCAGCTGTTGTACATATTGGACAAGGGCACATTATAGCCCTATTTCAAATCCAAAGTTTAACAACATTAATCTAAATTTGTTTTTACAACAATCTTCTGGTTTACACGAAGCACACCATTTTATCTCCCATATTGTTAACCATCCAAATCTAAAAGTAAAATCTATTTTATTTTTTTTGTTACTTGATTTCCAAGAATTTATCCAATTTATCATATTTTTATTTTTTGGTTCTATATTATAATTACACGTTTATTGGTGAGCATAACATTTTTTATTTTTATTCTCAGTCTTGTTTTTACATCTATCGCCATTACTTTTTATAGCTATACATCTATATTCTTTTATTCCATCACCATCTGTATCACTGCCATCTATGAATGGTTTGTGATGAACACATAACCATGTTTCATCTGCCGTTTCTGTAGTATTACCACATCTTTCACCGTTTGATCTAATACCAGAACACCTAATAGTTTTAATTCCTTTTTCTTTCTTTTCCTCTTCTTCTTTCTTCTTTTCCTCTATTTTTTCTTTTTCTTCTTCCGCTTTCTTTTCTTCTTTTTCTTTTTTCTTTTCAGCTTCTTTCTTTTCTTTTACTGCCTCTTTTGCTTCTACAACTTCCTCGTCTTCAATTCCTAATTGCCACCTGTTCCAACCTAAAAACATAGCAATTCTTTTCCATGTTTCATGGTTACCCGTTATAGCCTCTTCTAAGTTATTAGCTTTATTAAGTAATCTCATTAAAGGAATATTAGTAGTAGCCTCTATAATGCTAGCCCATTTTTGTAGTTGTGGATTTTCTATTCTAAAGCCTAATTCACCTGCTATACCTTTATTATATTTTTCCGAATAATAAGCATTCATTATTTTTCTTACTTTACTACCTATTGGAGGAGAAAGATTTATTACTTCTAATATTATTTTTTCAGGCGCGTCTTGTCCATAACCTTTTTTAGACTGCAAGTGCCATTGTATTATTGTGTTTTTAAGTGTTGATACTAAAGCTCCATATAAACCCGTGCCTCTTAAAAAGCTATCTAAAGCACTATTAAATGTTCTAGTAGTTCTGTCATCTATATCTTCTTCGTCTTCTCCCCACATCATAAACGCTAATCCATTTTGTAATGCGGCAAATATTATATTATTTACAAAGCCATAAAAAAGTATTTTTGATATATTAGTCTTCATATCACCTCTACGATTAACTAAATCAGATAATGCTTTTTTATTTAATCTTCCGTACTGCATTGTAACATTTTGGAAAGCTAATATTAATCTACCTAATACGCTAGCTTGCTGTTGAGATACAAGATCTTCTCTAGAAGATTGTTGTGTTTCTTCCGCTATCTCTTGAAATTCCAACATCGTTCTCTCTTTAGCTTTAATTGGAGACATTCCTTGTTTAATGTATTTATTGTATCTATTTCTATAAAAAGATGCACCACCAAAAGCAATAGCAAAACTATCTGCTATTTGTGTAGGTAAAAAACCTTTTTGTAATAAATAACTAACAACAGTAGCAGGATTGTATCCATTTTCAGCAAAAGTTTTTGTTAATTCAGCTGCTGATACATCTGTTTGCAAACCCTTTCTTCTTTGTTTTAATTGAGGAGAATTAAATAACATTACAAAATCTTTCCAAAACTGAGGCTGATTAGCAAATGCGGCAGACGCTTTAAACATATTATTGTCTGACCAATTAATAAAGTTTACCGTAGACATTGTTTGTAGTAAAGCAGACCTCATATTAAAGAACATAATCGCACCAATAGATCCATTTATCCAATCAGTGAAATCGTTAACCATTTTATTACTGCCTTGCTTTCTATTCCCACCAAACTCCATACGATATAATATATCTTCTAAAGCTGATCTAAAGCTAGTTCCATATATAGCTTCAATTTTGTTTAAATTTTCTTTTGAGAATATTATATCTTTATTATCAACCCATTCTTGTAAAAATTCTTTTCTACCAATTTTATCAACAACGTTTCTTAAATCAGTTGGTATACTTTCCATCATCCAATTTTTACTAGGATTAACATATCCTTCTTTTCTACGAGTTAATATTGATAAGCCATTAGCAAACGCTTTTATATTAGGATTTTTGTTTACGTGATTTACTAATTTAGTTTGTAATGATTTTGATATACCTGGTATTTCAACACCCATTTTATTCCATAAATAAACTCTAATAGCCGTGTCGTTAGTAAAACTTGTATTAGGTACTTTATTATTTAGTTTAATATTAGGAAATCTTTTTCTTAAAGCATTATATTCATTAACCATATTTTGCTTGTAATTGTTCCAGTTTCTTATACCTTTTGCAAATGGTTTAAACAACGTGTTTTCAAAAAACCTTAAATCAGCTTCACCCTGCTTACCTTTTCCTAAGAAATAATACATTAATCCTTTAAAATCCTCAGCTGATGGTGGTATATATATATCAAACTTCCATTTAGCACCTCGCTTTCTAGCTTCGGCAGAAGAAAATCTTTTATTAGCAGCGACGCCCTTTTTTCGTTCAATCATTTCATTAAACTCTCTGTTAATAGTTGCATCAGGATCTGGTTCAATTATTTTACTATAAGAAGCGTCATTTCCAGGTTTTAAGTTTCTATTATTTTTGTTTAATTTAGCTTGAACAACTTTTGATTTAATATCTAATTGATCTAAAACATTTTTAACAGCATCAACGTTTTGTATAGCGTCATCAACAAAGTACATATCATTGTATCCTTCAGCAAATTTATCTAACATCCATTGAGCCTTAGCGTCACCAGTACTATTTGCTAGCCCAGTTATATTTTTTATTGGTATATCCAAACCTTGTCCTTTTAAAAACTGTTGTATAGCAAAAGCAGACTCTTGTGGTCTAGCCGTTAAAACGAACATGTCTTTTGTACCAAACTTTTTAGCTCTCTTTCTAGCTTTTTCAAGTAATGGACCTGGTGTACCATCAACAACTTTATTAAATTCTGAGAAATCAAATGTTGCTCCTTGGTCTAATAATTCACCACCTCTACTAGCAAACTCTTCAGCTGTTAATCTACCTTTAATGTATGAATTAGAAAAATCATTTATTTTATTAACAAACCCTTTAGGTAAAGGACTTCCTTGTTTTAATCTATTAGTGTTAATTTCAGCAAAGTTTTTACCAAACTCTTCTTTAAAAGCTTTTTTATTTTTTTGTACAGCCTTCCAGTTACGCTCAACTATAAAATCTTTTAATGATCTTTCTTCTCTAGCTCTATTTCTTTTTAATGCCGTTTCTAGTGAACTATCTACAAATATCATTTGAACATCATACCCAGCATCTTTAAACTTTTGTACTTGAGTAAACATTGATATAGTGCTCGCCCCAGTTCCATCTACTACAACGCCATCTCCTCTACCTTTGAATTTCATTTGTTTACGCTGTGCTATATCTCTAGCTTCCCATTGTAAGCTACCCCATTTACTAGCTTGTTCAGGCGTAAAATCCCTCATGTTAGTAGGTAGTCCAGAGTTTTTTACTAACCATTCTAATGATATGTCTTGATTAACTATTTTATATCCTTGTCCTTCTAAATCTAATTGCTTTACAACATTTGATTTACCACTACCAGCGCTACCAGCTAAGAATATAACTTTTCTACCAACAGCAGACTCTCCAGTGTTGTTTGGCATAGTATATCTAACACCTGATTTCGTTCTAGCTAACGTATCATCAAAATCAAAAGTAGACATACCTTTTACCTCTTTAATATCTTTACTGTTTCTATTATTTAAAAGATCATTTAATTTAGCAGTTGTTACCCCCTTTTCACTTACTTTGTCTATAGAGTTTATACCATCTATCTCTAATTGACTAATTGTTTCAGCGGCTTCATCTTTTGTTATTTTGCCAGTTGCTACCTCTACTACTAAATTATTTTGAAACTCTATTATAGTTGGCGTTATATCACCCTGTTTAGCCGTTATATTAACACCAAATTCTTGAGCCACTGTTTTACCAGTAGGAGCCCAAACTAAATTATTTAAATTAATATATTTTGTTTTACCACTATGTTGCTGTGGCACTGCATATCTAACAAAAGTTGACAAACGAGGATCTATAGATAATTTTCCATCTATAATAGCTTTAGTTACTTCTTTATAATATATTTCTGGGTGACCATGTTTATATAATCCATTAACGACTGTATCATCAATTTTTGGCAAAGCGCCTTGTATTGTCCCTGCCTCTAATATTGGCCATATATTATCCACTATATTAGCTCTAGCTGCGTTAAGCCCTATATTACCAAATTCTTTCTGGGCAGAAGCGTGTTCTTCTACTACCTCTACTTTGAGATCTATATTACCATCTTTATTTATAACATAAAATAACGACGGAACTTGAATTCTAGTATAAGCGCCACTTTGATTACTAGTGGTATTACGTAGTATTTCATTAAATACCACAAAGTCATTTGGATTATCTTTTAAATAAATTTCTAAATTTTTATAATACTTATATAAAACTAAAGGTCTATTATTTTTAATATCTTCTTTAATTTTCTTTATAGTATTTTTAGTTTGATATTTTTTAGACGTGTATTTATTTCTTGGATAATAACTTTGTTTAATCTCTTTTCCGTTTTTATTTTTTGGAATTTTACCAAACTTAGCCTCGAACTCAGCTTTGGTACCATGTATTGTACGCGTTATGCTACCTGTTGTTGTATAGTATATTAAATTGTAATCTTGTGGGTTTAATTCTAAGTATTTTTTAGTAGCTTGATCTATGTGTTCTTGTTGTGTAATATTCAAAAGATTACCATCTCTATCTTTAGCAAATTGCGATATTGCTGTTGGGTCTATAAATGGACTTTCTCTTTCAACTCCTTTCTCGTCAACAAAAGTCATTTTAACTGTTTCAAAAGTTTCAGTTGGAGCTTGCTTTAATTTATTAAATTCTTTACCAGGATTGTTATCAAAGGCCTGACTATACATAGTTTCAGATTTACCATCTTTTAATTTAGCTATAATACTAGAAGATGCTAAATTATTTTGTACAGCATTTAATCTTATTTCTTGGTTAGCGGCTAATTGTGCTATTTGGATTATTAACTCTCTAATTGCTCCATCTGCTTTAGTACCTGGTTGCAAAGATCCATCAGCATTTATTCCAAATAAATCTAGTAATTCTTCTTTAGTAACATCAACTCTTTTATCTTGAGCAAACTTTTGTCCTAAATCTTTTCTTGCTCCTTCTTTTACTGTTAATCTTTCACCTTTAGTATAAAATTGTCCAAGTTTTGTATTTGCTATACCAGTAGCCCTACCATCTCTATCTTGACCCTCTGGTAAAGCATTAAAAAGATTTTCATTATAAGATCCATCTTCATTTGTAGTTTGTGAAAATATATATTCTTGAGCAGCTTTTCTTTGTGCTCCATTTAAATCTTGTTTTGCTAGTATTCTAAGTGGATCAACCCCAAATTCAGTTGATATAGCATTTAATGTTTCAAATAAAGGTCCAGTTGGAACAACATTTTTCTCTGAAGTAGCCTTACCTTCCATAGATAATATTAGACCTCTAATACCTTTATATGTTAAACCATCCAGTATTACGTCAGCAGACGCTATATTTTGTTTTACGGCTTGCTTAACATCATTTGGTAGATTAAGCATTTCCATGACCATTGTTAAATCTCTAACATCTTTTATAGATTCGTCTTTAATTTCAGTTGACATGTCAGAGTTTTCTATTTCATCTATCATCCTGTCTTTATCAGCCTCTAAAATATCCACATAACTTTGTCCTTCTGTTGTTTGCCTGTCTATAGACCGCCTACCTGTACCACCTTCTTTTTCAACATAATCTTTTGAAACATCTTTTTTAGCATGATACAAAACGCCATTTTTACCAAATAAATAACCTGCAGCGCTTTCGTTTTTTGAAGGATCAAAGTTTTTTAACCATCTCTCTTGAAGATTATCTTTTACTTTTCTTATGTAGTCTTGTTGTGCTTCAAAAGGTAATCCTTTAGGATCAAAATCCCCTTGTTCTTCTAGTATTCTACTATCTAAAGAACCTTTACCAGATTCCGCAATGTATTGCCATACAGCAACATTATCAGCTTGACCTCTTTCTTGCCATTCTTTTTTGTTTTTATATTTTTTAGAACCATCCTCGTTTCTAGTGTGCTTATCATATTTATTTACTATTTCAGGATTATTTTTCATCCACTCAGCAGTAGACATGCTATAAGTAATCAAACTTTCTTTATCTTGAGCCGTTTTAGCATTTTCAAATAAAGTACCTTTAGCTCCTTTTTCCATCAAACGAGCTATAGCTTTACTAGGTCTATTTTTCTTAATAGAATAACTATAATCTTTTAAGAAGTTTTTAATATCATTGGCATTATTAAATTTATAATCAATACCAAACGTATTCATGGACCACCTTCTAAACATATCAGCTAAATCAGTTAGTATATTTGATTCTATCTGTACGTCATCTTTAACTAACAATTCTGATATTAACGCTAACTTTTCCTCACCTCTGTGATTTATATTATATTGAGCTATTTTCTTATTGTATAAATTTTGTTTATTACCAAATGGATCATTTTTAAAAGTTATACTAGCGTCATCTAATAGAGCATCAATCGCGCCTCCCACGTTTACTCTCATAGCGGGATCTGACTTTAAAGTATTAGCAAATATAGCGTGTGTTATTTCATGAGCAACTGTTGCCCAAGCGCCGTCTTTTATAGCCTTTTCTTTGTTTATAACTATTTTTAACTTTTCTATTTGATTAGTGTCCTTATTATATATTGGCACCATTTTTCCATAAGCATTAGTACTTAATATATTGTTACCAATAAATACATTTCTAGATATATCCCCATCTATAGCTATTTTATTTCTAGCATCATCTTTATTTTCTTTTTCCTTGTTTATTATTTCTTTTTGTTCGTCTACTTTTTCTTTTTTATTTGTTTGCTCTTGTTCTATTAGAGTTGTTTGTTCTTTAATAAAATCATTTTTTTCAGAAATAATATTATCAATTTCAATTTTTACGCCATTTATTAATATGGTTTTTCTTGATTGTGATATTTTATTATCGTTTGTAATTTTGTTTATATCTTCAAAAAGATTTTGAATTTTTGTATCAAAAATATTACCTTCAATTTTTGTATTATTTTTTATATTTTTAATATTGTTAGAAGCATTTTCTTTTATATTTTCTATTTCACTTTTTGCATTAGTTATAGCATCATTAGATTTTTCTATAGCTTCTTCATAAGCGTCAAGTTGAGCTGAGTTATCTAAAACAACATCCTCAAACTCTTCTCTAGTTACAGCACCATCTTGGGTGTCTGTTATTTCTTCTGTTATAAAACCATCATTATTTGTTTCTACTAATTCTACAGGAATATTATCAACTAGTTCTAGTTGAGACAGCCCAGCTTTAATAACGTTTTCGTAATGAGAGTCAACATCTTCTTTTTTTACAGTATCTAATATAGCTTGTTTTTGTGTAGTATTATTTTCTACTTCTTTTTGAATATCAAGCGCTTCTTTAGTTTTTCGCTCAAGAGACATTGTAGGATGTGCCCATATTCTATCTATTTCTTTTTTAGCACGTGAGTTATATTCATGTATTTCTATAAGTCTTCTTTTTTGTTTGTTACTAAGTAAGTCTACTTTGTAACAATCTCTTGTTAGTAGTAATTCTATTTCTACACCATAATTATCAAACTCTTTTTGTATTTGTTCTTTTCTTTTATCGGTTATATTCTTACTATCTAACTCCGCAGTTAATTTTATTAATTCAATATTTATATCTGATAACCTAGCATTTGTACTTTGAGAAACAAAAGGATCTACAAACGCAGATTTAAACATAACTGGTGAGTGTAAAAATCCTGATAAAAATGCTCCATTAATAGCCGCTTCATCTATTCCATCAAAAAATGTTGCTCCATCTACACCTGTTAGCACATCCATGTAATTTTCGGTAATTTGTGTCATAACCTCTGAAAATGCCTCTGAACTCATATTAAAACCTAGTTTTCCAGTTGTGCCTAGTAATCCTTTAGGACCGTATAACTCGAAAAGCTTATTTGCAAATTTTTTATCAAATCTACAAGACTTCATCATTTCTTTTTTGAAAGAATTGACGGCACCAGGTCTTGTTTTAAAATACTTCAACGCTCTTATTTGTCCAAATGTTACTCTTTCCCAAAAAGCTTCACCAAGACCAGTAACCATAGCATTGGAAAACATTTCAAGAAAAGTAAAGCTTTCACCCTGCTTACCTCCTGTTGCTACGTATAAATTATTTTCCCTACGCATGTGATCATATTTTTCAGCAGCTGTGTATGTAAACATAACTGACAAAGACCTTCCTTTACTTAACATTGCTATAGTTATAATAGGCACGTATTCAGTCATGCTAGTAAACAAGTAATCAAACATATCTCCAGCAGACCTAACATTATTCCACGTTGTCTTTGCCCTTAAGTCGCTTCTCCACGCGTCACTTTTAGCTTTAACATCATTACCAAAATCATCAGCCCAATCTTCTATATCTTGTAATATTTTAAAACCAATGGATTCTTTATCAAGTATTCCAGTTTTTTCAAAAACAGCTTGTGCTATATCTGATGTTGATGCCGTTAAAGAGGCAAAGCCGCCATAAACAGTATCCCAAATAGCGGCACCAAGGTTTGTTCCATAATATGTTCCTGGCGCATATTTTTTTCCAATTAATTCAGATAAAACATCAAGTTCAACTTCTTCAATCGCAAGTTTATCAAGCTCTTGTACGGCCTCATTGTATATTTTTTGATTAGCTGGTAAAGTTTCTTTAACTAATACGAGTAGTTGATTATATAAATTAGAATATTCTAACTCGTATTCACTTATCTCGCTTTTAATAACCGCATTAGTTAAAACGCCAGTTTCAAACCATTGACTTTTTAATTGAGGATATTTTTCTGTTAATTGCTCCATAAACTCATTTGGAGAAGGCATATCCGCAATTTGTTTTTCTATGTCAGCAATATTATCATGTACTTCAGTTATATTATTATATGCAATATCTAATTTAATTATACCTTCAGAATATTCTACTATATTTTCTTGTACTTTTTTATTAATAGCTTTCTCGGTTAAACCTTTCCATTCTCCTTCTGAAAATAAATATGCAGACGATTTTTCTATTTGATCTTTTACGTTCTCTGTTAATATTTTTACTCTTTGGTTATTAAGAAACTGTGTTTGAACAAAATCTTTTTTGTCTTTTAAATAAACTTCGTCTTCATATAAAGATACTAATACTCCTTTAAATGCATCGGAACTTATTAATCGATCATAAGCATGTTTATAATCTGGATTGTTTTTAAGTTCGTCCCAAGATATATTCATATCAGGACCTCCTCCAATAATATCTCTAGGTGAACTATATAGTGATTGTATTTTTTGATAAGCATTAGCCTCATCATATGACGCGCCTATTGTTAATATCTCGAATTTAGTTTCCCTTTTAGTAAGCGGGGTATAAACACTATCAAGAGAATCAAACTTAACTCCGCCCAACTCTAAAACTGTTTCTCCAAAACGAGACGCGACGTCTCCACCTTCTGATATAAACTCAGTACCGACTATTAAGTCAAAAGGCTCGTCTTCTTTAGTATAAGTATCATTATAAAATGAAGAACTATAATAATCTAAAAGATCTTTATCTGTAATTAATTTATTAGGTGATATGATGAATCCGGATTCACTTTGACTGCTCTCTCTTAAATTAGAAAATTCAAGTAACGACTTTTCAAACGTCATGTTGATATAATTTCTTTCGTCTATATTTATATCAGATAGTGTTAAAAGCGCATCATCTAATGTACCAAGATTATAACTATCATGTGCTATTGACGTTTTTTTTATGTACTCATTAAACTCGTTCATAGCTTTACGCATGCCCTTTTCGTTTGTTTCAGAGTATCCAACTTCAATATATGTAGTGGCCATTTCTTTAGCCTTTTCCCAAGTTATTGTTGCTCGATTTTGACCAAACTGATCTGTTTTGAAACTGCCTTCATATATAAACCTAGCATAAGGTTCAGAATATAATTTTATTGTATTTATACCTTTTTCGTTTGATTGAAATATTTGCCATCCGTTTTTGTATAACCAAGCATTCATAGCGTCAACAATACCTTCTTCACTATATGAGAATATATAGTGATCAAACCGAGCATCTACTTGCCCGGGCGAATAGTCGTCATATGTGGATACTGAGTTAGGAAAAAGATGACTCCAGTCGTTAAAATCTTTGATTAACATATTGTTATCAAGAAAAACTTCGTTTGTGTAATTTTTCTTAACAAAATCATTATAATTTTGAAAGCTTGTGTTTTGTTGTTTAGAGTAAATAACGTCGGATTCTTTTACTTCAATAGGCGTTTCTAATTGAACTAACTCATCAGTAGCAGGGTTATAAGCGTGTGTACCAGCAAATACCTTATCTCTAACTTCTTTATTTCTTAAGTGATCTTTTTCGTCCCAATTTGAAATATGTCCATATATATCAAATGATAAATAACCACTATAATGTTGGCCATATAATTGATACTGTCCTAAAGGAGCTAAACTATCTGGCGTGCTTTTATTTTCGTATAAATCAAGATACTCATTCCATTGAAGACCATAGAGCTGTATAGCATTTATTTTTTCATCATATTGTATAATTCCATCTTTATTAAGATCAAGAAATTTTTCTTGAAATAAATTAGAATTTATATCAACAAAGTTAGCTGTTTTAATTTGATTATTCCAAACGCTAGCCTCAGAACGTAAATTCCAGTAATCTGGGGCATTATTTAAATTAATAAACTGATCTGGTGACGTCCAAGCGAAATCATAACCATCTCCTATAACGTAAGACGTTATATCATTATTACTAATTATTCTATCCGAAGTAGTATCACTTTGCTTATCAGGGGCGTTATCCCATATTTCTGGAGAAACAAAGTATGGTCTAAAAGAATTCGCTGAATCCATACCATATATTTCTGTCCAACCAAAAGTGTTTTCTACCTCAGGTATATTTATTTCAGTGCCGTTAATATTATCAAAAATTAAACCCTTATCTTTTGCTTCTGACTCTAATACAAAAAAATCTACCATAGCTCTTTCAGACTCCATTTTAAGCATTCCCTCATCATCATAAGTTCTAAAACTATCAAATCCGGGTGCTTTTATTTTTACGTATGTTTCTCCGTTATAATCGTACTTATTTAATTGCGGCGCTACCACATTAATATCTTGTAGCATAGAATCAGGGGTTTCACCTGTTATGTTTGTAAGATCTAATTCTCTATTTAAAGGTTCTACAACTTCTGGTTCAGCATCTTTCGCTTCTCCCCATTGATCAACTTTTGGATTTAACCAATTTATTGTTCTTTCTTTAGTATTCTTAAGTTTTTGTGAAAAGTTTTTTAACTTACTTTTAGCGAGTTCTTTTTTAGTAAGCCCACCAGGAACGGCGTCGTATTCTGTATTTGGATTTAACTCTAGCGTAGCAGTTAAACCCTGTTCTTGTGTTTTTTGTAAAAAATCTGATTCGTCTTCTGGTAAAACCGTTACTGTCTTACCATTAGATAGTTTGTATATTTTTCCCATACTGTTTCGTAGTTACCCGTTGTTATATTTATACTGTTAATGTAGAAGGATCGTTAGGATTATATATATTTCTTTTTTTAGTTTTTGTATTATTATTATTTGTATATATTTTCTTAGCAATATCAGCTTCTTTATTTTCTTTATTATGTTTTTTAGGTATATTAGCATTCCATTGCTTTTCTATAATTTTCGTATAGTAATTAGCAAGTTCTTCTCTAAGTTCTGGTTTGTCTTCAAATTCAAATTTATCTACTATTACTCTAGCGTCTTCAGGTGTTATTCGTCCATCTGGAGTAGGATCTAAAGATTCGATTTCATTAGTAGTAATACCTAGTTCTTCATATGTTCCTTGGGTAATTCTTTCAACTAAACTATCTTTCCAAGATTTATTACCAAAGTTTTTATGATTCGCTATAGAATATATATTTGACTCATCACTATTTATAACATTATTTAATATATTGTTATAAACACTTTCAAAAGGAAACTCTTCACTGTCCCCTTCTTTTATATTTCGTATTTGATTTATGTTATTATTTATTAAGCCCTCGAAAGTACTTACAAATCTTTCGTCTTTTTGAAACTCTTGAGTTTTTTCTATAACTTGAGATATTGCAAATGGCTCTTCAAAACCTTCAGGAGTATTGTCTGTATAAGCATATTTTATACTCCCGTCCTCTTCTGTGATTTTTTCAACATTATTTTCGACAATATCGGCCATAACCCTAAATATTGGCAATCTTCCATCAAACTCCATTTTGTCTAAACCCGTTTCCGCCAAATCAGATCTACCTTTCGCGTCACTTTGTTCTTCTTGAGCAAATTTTAATATTTTTCTTTCTAGGCTATTTTTTGTTTGCTCGTCTGAAGCGTTTTCATATTCTGTTTTCCACGGACCTAGTTTTGATCGAATTTCGGCTTCCTTAGCATCATCTAGAGAAACGTCTCTTTCCATTTCTCTTTCCATTATTTGTTTAAACTCTGACTTATTCATAATTAAATTTTTTAACCTATTCCTAAACCTCCCATGGCAATGTTACCAACCCCACCAATTATTTGTTGTGTTGCTTGAGCTTGTGCTTGTTCTGCTGCCACCATTTCTTGTCTACGTTGATTATATCTTTGTTGTTCCATGCCCATTAACTTTAACGTCTTTTGTTCTTCTTTATTTCTAGACCAAACATCACCTTCTCTTTCTTTAGATTGTAATGTACCAGCCATTCTAGCAGCGGCCATTTGATTTCTTTGTTCTTGCTGACCTATACTAGCTGAAGCCTTTTGTGACGCTAATTGTCCTTGCTGTGCTAGTGATTGAGCTAATGCTGCTATACCACTACCACCTGCAGCACTTCTAAGTCCTTCCATTATATTAGCTTGACTTTGTTGAAATGACTGTCTTTCAAAATCTGCCTGCTTTTGATTTATAGTAAGATCTTCCATTGTATTCTCCATATTTAGATATGGATTACTAGTGTCTAAATTTTTATAAATATTTTCCTGTTCTTTTAATTTTTTTTCAGCAGCTCGCATTTGTCTTTCTGCTCTTTTTTTATCCCTTCTAGCTTTTATACCCGCAAATATACCACCAACTACACCAAAAGCACCAGTGACCATGCCAAAAGGGTTCATTCCCTTACTGACCAAATCAGCACCAAGTCCAGATGTATTTACGCTACGGTTGTTAGTCGTTCCAGTGTAATTTTGCGCGCCACCAATGAAATCATAGTTCATTGGGTCAATTAATGTTCCAGCGTTTTCTTGCGCGGCTGCTTCGGACCACGAATACCCTGCTTGTTGATTAAATGGTGATGTTTTTTGCATGTTACTTGTTGTTTGTTATCTATTATAATTACATTTTTTACTTGTTATTTACTACTTTCTGTGATTTCACATGAGACAGAAAATAGCTCTGCTTCAGATGTTGACGTGTTTATAAACTTAGCAGATCCGTAATAACCTAAAATAGACGAAAGGTTAACACGTGGATTTTTTCTAAAAAAAACAAAGTCACTAGTAGTTGGCTGTGTGACACTAGCCCCTATATTTACCGTTATGCTAGTAGTTAATGTGCCATCTTCTAGAGAAGTAGTGTGGTCAATAACTTTTACTTTACCCATTTCTGTCATCTCCTCGTCCGGGTTGTTTATATTAAAACCGCCTACACTATTAACGGTTACAGTAGTCGTACCGTCATCATTTTCTGTTTCAGTACTATCCATAGTAGCATAGTAAGCGACGTCACCTACTTGTAAAGATGGGTAATCTGCTCTTGGAAATTGTATTATTAAATCTGGCATAATTTATATTTTATATTATTATTTAAGCTGTATCAAAAGCGGGGTCTAAATCTAGAGTCATAGTAACGTCATCTGTTCCCCACTGTTTTACGCAAACATCCATTGTTAACGTTAAAGTGCTGCTACTAAGTCCAGATGCGGTTATGTTAGATATTTCCACATGTGTACCACCGTTACCAGCTATAGTAGACGCACCATACCTAGAAACTATGTCTTTATATACAGAATAGGTCCAGCTAGAAGCAGTTGAATCAGTACTAGACCACTTTGGGAGAGTTGTGTCTTTATGACGCCAGTTGTTACTGGTTGCCGCTAAAGTATATGTTATTTTAAAGTTATTTTTATTAGAATAATTAGTAATAGTTGCATTAGCACCACCAATAGCACCTTGATCGTTTTTTAAATAATAACCTGATTTATTCGCTCTACCAACATATATAACATCACCCGGATTAACGCCACTAGAAGATGTGGTTACTAACTTTAATATTGGATTATTATATTGCTTTATAGTGAAATTTGGTTTTGTTATTGATATATTAGGACCTAATACTGTATTATTTCTAGGGTATACATTTAAATTATACGTTTCGTTTCTTACGAATTTTACAGTAGAGTTAATATCAGCTGTAATACTTTCTGAAACTGTCAACGTATTTGCACCACTTGGATCTATTGCTGTTACTTTTATTGTTTTACCACCAGGTATTTTTTCCATAATAACTTTATCACCTATTGCTACGCCAGAATTACTTGCAACACTCATTGCTGTACTTGATATTCCGCCGCTTAATGTCGTTTCTGCTACAGTATTCATTGAAAATTTTTGGAAAAAAGTACAACTTGATATAATGTTACTATTATCCATATTATTCAAGTCTGTATTGTACGACGTTATTTTTTTTCTAATACCAGTAATAGTTCCAGCGGGTGTGAAAATATTTGTAGTAGGAGCTAAAGAAGGATTAATAACTGAATAAGCCTCATCAGTACTTTTAGTTATAGTTAAATCAAACTCCGCATCTACGTTTCCATATACCGTTACTTTAACATCACCTCCAGTATAAGGTATTTCAGTATTACTTAAAACAACCCTTGTGATTTCATTTTTCTTTGTAGGTATTTTTATAGCTGAATATATAATAAAGACAGGTTGTTGATCATTGATATAAACATCACTATCGCTACTAAACATTATATCAAAAGTATAACTTGTAATATATTTATCATTTTTTGTTGTTGATAATTGTTTTAAATAAACATTTTTATTATTTGAGACTTTTAAATAAGGTTTCTTGTTAAAAAAATAACCATCATCAGCTGTTATAGTTATTGTACCTATTTTACTTACAATATTTTTAGTTGCGCTACCAGTTATAATATCTGTAAAAATATCAAATACACCATTTAAACCAACTTCTTTTGTTGACTCTAATATATAATTATTAAATTTACTTATAGTTGAAGAACCAAAAGTGTTATTATTTTTATTATCAATTATTTTTACACCAACGCTAACTACTTGATCTTCTTTTTTAAATACCTTAGCGTCACCTATTATATTTAATTTTATTTTTAAGTTTTCGGTTACAACAAAATTATCAGCAAAAGTGGAGGTTACAGTAACCTTATTACTAATATCACCAGCTGTCGCTGTGTCAGTAAACACAACAGAAGCCAATTGACTAGGTAATTTAGAAATCGAAAAATCTGCAGCAGAAACAACAAAACCAGCTTTAGGTGTTATAGTCATAGTTCCACTAGCGGTCATATTTCTATTGAATATAGAATCACCTATTTTCTCCGTGACATTAAATTTTGTTATAGTGTAATTTTTCATACTTTATAATTATTAAACATTATGATGGTGGTATATAAGTTTCTTCAAAATCCGCAGCAGTCTCTTGCATATTATCATAATTTTGGTATTGACTTATATAAATTAAGAAATTGTAACTATTATCAGTATTACCATTTTCCACTACTACTGCTGGATAATAACCCAGTGCTAAACCAGTTATAAAAGGATCGTTTGTAGCAACTTCAACTAGTTCACCATCTATATTTTGACTAACGTAAATAGAGTAAGTTTCAAGAAACTGGGATGAGCTTGTTTCGCCATTTATTGAATTAAATTGTATAGCATATGTACCAGAAATTGGCCCATATAATATAGTATAAACAACGCTATCTGGACCTAACTCTGTTATTGGTTCTTCAAATATTTCTATTCCAGCTTCAGTTTGCGTCTCCGTGTCAGAAGAAGGAGTAGCACCAATAAGAGATGGAAACCCTATACCTTGAACAAAGAGTTCTTCAACATGCTCTTCAACAGCTGTTAAACCACTATCATCATTTCTAATTCTATTAAACCATTTATTTTCCTTTTTTATAAACTCCTTTATATCACCGGATTGCATGTCAGTATTAATATAATCTAAGTACCATCCTTGCGCTCCTTCTAAATTGTAGTAATCACCATATACGAATACGTTATCAGAATTAGCATTGTTAAGGGGTACTGAATTACCTAAAACGTCAAAAGTATTAGAAGTTGACACATTACTAGATTCTATTATTCTACTTTGACTACCTTCATAATTCATTGCATGAAACGATTTAACAACACTTGGTAAATCGTTAAATACTATTTCAATTTCAGAATTGTAATAATCATTATAAAAAGTATTTCTAGCGCCTACACCATGTTGATATATCCAATGTGTTCCTCCACCGCTAAGAGATCTTTTATGTACATTATTTGATGCTGTAAAATATTTACCACTTATTGATACTCCACAATCAATTATAAAAGACTTGAAACTAACCCAACCTTTAGATCCTTCATTAAAAGAAACTGTTATAGGTTCCTTTTGTGATACCTCGTTAAAATCTAATGTTACGTTATACTCTCCGTTTAACCAATCAAATGTACCAACTATATTATTACAATCACTTAAATTTTCTCTAAACCAAGTCTTCATTCCTACACTAGAAATAGGCGTTAACCCATCTTGTGATAATCTTAATACCGCTCCTCTTTGTTTATCAGTAAAGTACATTCTATATTGATCCCAAGCTAGTGATTCTGGATTCTTTGATATCCCATAATCTCCAGCAAATGGTATTGTTTGCCCAAGCACTTTATTCGTAGCTGTCAATTGTGTGTTTCCATCAGCGTTGAATACAGCGTCTTTATTAGCCAATATTTTTAATATTTTATCCTCACAAAAAGTAACTAAATCGGTATCCCTTGTTTTTAACGCTTGTATAGAACCATACACGGGATTTAAATTTTTTGTTATTTTTTGAGCCATACTAAACTCATTTAATCCATTAACGCTAGATGTATCATTATATAAACCTGATGAATGTATTAATCCACTACTTATAGTTTCTTCTTTATAATCTAAAAATGTTGATGATGCTTTAAATCCATTATCTATTTGTGGAGCATTAAAATCGTCTCTAATTCTATCTGACTCAACACCATTTCCAAATGAATAGCAATTAAACCAATTTAATTCAACTGGGTATTGCCAAACTTCAGTATCTATTTTATAATAACCAGTTGTTTTTACAATGCGAAAATTTTGTTCTACTGTATAATTTTGCTCAACATCTTTACTTAATCCAAGGCCTATAAGAAAATTATTTCCTACTGGAACAGGGCCAAGCACAGAGGTTAAAAAAGTTCCTTTTTCTAAGTTTGATCCAAAAACTTCACTACCAATATTATCAGTCATTAAAGCTATTTCTTGATTAGCTCCACCTAAACTATTAATTTGATAAACTATTAAACCAAATTGAGGGCTATCAACACCTCCTAAAGCAGATGAAAATACCACAGCAAATCTAGTCCATCTATCAGAAAGTACCATTGCTCTTGCGATATCTTCATCAGAATCTTCAAATACCACTGGTTGCATGTGCTCTAAAATCTTAGATTGAGTAACTAGACCATTAGGGTGTTTAAATTGAATTAAATCATCTATAGCAACACCATTCGCTATAGATTGACTATTTCCATCAAAAATGTTATTATCTCCATTATTACCTTCAATTAAGTTACTTGCAGAAAAACCGGAAATTATTGTTTCAATATTATTAGGAGGCGAACTCCAACCAACTCTAACATCAATAATATTATTTGATATAGTACTATATACCCTTGCGGTTTCGTCTAAATCAACATTTTCCACAAAAGGTATAGATGGCGACGCTCCACCATCTACCATAATTTCGTACTTTCTAGGTAATATACTTACTCTGCTAGCTAATTTGCCGTTAGTACTTGGCTTTGTAAAAGTATTTATATTACCTTCAGTATTTAACTTCATAGGTATAGCATTACTAGCCTCATAATATATATCTATATCTATATTTTCTTTTGGTTCAGTTTCAAAGCAAGCCTTACTTGTAACCACACCATCTTCTATCACACCATTTGCTCCAACCTGCTCTAGTATTTGTATTACCATAGACCCAGTTCCATTGTGGTTTACTGTTCCCCTTGGATCCCAATCTTCAACATTTATTCCAATTCCCCCATACCCTGTTGCAATACCTGCAAATTGTCCACCGTAATTAGGATCATACATCTCTACTCCAGTATCTAGGTCTATTCTAACAAATCTAGTTATTATAGAACTTCTTTTAGCTGATGGATCGTTAGTATTTGTTATATCAGTACCGTAAGTATGATTAGATATATTATCTATATCTACAGTTCCAAACCACTCTTGATCTGGCTCATCTCCAGGGTTGTAATCAAGCATCCAATGTAACATAATTATTTTATAAACACACTGTTCTGGATCATCTTGAAATCTAAAAAAAGTACCGGGTGTTTGCATTGCTGTTTTAAATTCTCCAGCTTCTCCACTCCAAGGACTTGCTCCAACATTAGAAAGAGTTAATTGCCCTAAAGTACCATTCGCCGCCACACCTTGTGATAAACCATTTGGATGGTAATTTCTATATAAACCCTCTTCAGCTAGTAAATCAAAAGGCAGCGGAGCAAGTTCGTTAGGTTTAGCGTATATTTGATTTTCCGGTTGTAGCACACTTATTGGACCATTGAACATCTGGCCACCCCAAGCGGGTCCAGCAGTAATATAACTGTTGTTTTTTATAGCGCCAATAAAAAATGGTAAATCATATTCAACTCCATTGCCAGATGGCACCATGTCCGGAAATTCTCCTATATCACCAAACCAACCAGCATCTTCACCTCCTTCTAACACCCAACCTCCAAATGGCACAGTAACTATTTTATTAAAACCATGACGAGCCGAAGCCTCATCAATAAATATCTTTGGAGTATCTGGATCATTATACCAGGTGTTCCAGAAATTTGATGTACGTGGTTCAGAAAAGCCGAAAAACGGAACAGCACCGCCATTAAATACAGCATCTTCATAGTCAGTTGCACCACCTGTAAAAACCAAAAATTCTTGATTTTCTGGATCCCCGTCTGAATTATACACACTTGTGTCTAGTATAGAACCGTTAGTTATACCGCCATAAGATGTCCATAATTGACTTACTGTATCACTAAAATTTTCAGCAGGACTAAACTGAGTACTAGCTATATAGCCTATTTCATATGCAGCTAAAGGACTGTATGCTATATTACCAGCTTGTGTAACAACTTTTTCAGATAACATATCGTCTATTGAAACTTTTACAAAAAATCTTCCATCAAACTCAGGTTTATTTTCCACAACCTCATCTCTAAATTCCATATAGTATTGTATATAAGAATCAGTATCTGATGGGTTATCAACGTTAGCTTGGTTTATTGTATTATCTAAAATAATTAAAGAAGCAAAAAGGTTAACCTCTGCTCCCGTCCAAGCTTTTGCAATATCACAGCCATGTGCAACAGCAGCATAACCCTCAGATAATGGTAATTGTATTTTAGAAACAGTTCTCCAAGGGCTTTCAGCTCTTATTGATGTATTTGACGCTTTTTCAGCTACTATTCTAACTTTTGGAGTACCTTTAAAACTTTCTCTTGTTATAGGTTTATCATTCCACGATTGTGGATCTGTTCTTATTTCTAAAGTATCAATTAATCCTATGGGCACAGTACCTGATCCAGAAGGGCCATATACTCCTGACAGACTTATTTTTATTTTGCCCATTGTCCTATAATCAGTTTTTATATAATCTGGAGCTTCATTTTCTATAGCTAATATCTTATATCTAGCCTTTTCTACAACAGGACTTTGTGAGCCATGCTCATTTTTAAGTATCAGATAAGTTTCTTCATCAACTTTATTTCTATCAACAGATGGAAATGATAACCATATAGTCGAGTCACCAGCATCGTACCACCTATCTAATATTAAATTATAATATTCATTAGAAGTTTCTTTTATATAATACTTAGCATACTCCATCCATGCTTCAGGTTCATTAACCCAACTTTGTGTTACTTTAAATCTATTACTAAGATGTGCTAAGCTTTTTTCTACGGTAACGTCACCACTTAAAACACCTCCCATATTTGTTTTTGCCCCTCCTGCTAAAACTGGTGTTTCTCTTCCATACTTATCACCAAAAACCACACCCCATTTGTAATTCCTTATAGATTTTAAAGATTTTTTAGGTATAGGAAAAGTTACAGCTTCCGATAATATTGTCTGTTTTAAGCTAACAACATTTTCTATATTATATCCTTGAGTGTAGTTACCATAAACAAGTCTACTACCTGTTATTTCTTGAGTTAAAGCTTTTTTAGGTACATTATCCCAATTTCTTAGGGCTTGATCTGAAGATAAAGTCCTATGTATCATTTCTGACGTCATTATTAATCTACCTGTATTTTCAATATCATTAAGATCCCATTCGCTATCTCTAGCCCTTGTTATGCTTTTTATTACGTAAACATTTTGATCATCCGTTGTTTTCCACAATATGTCTATCTTTTTAACATCACTAGGTCTTACAGAGTCATCTGGTATAAAATCACTTATTTCTAATTGTCTGACTTTATTGGACATACCCTCATTATAACCATCTTTAGCTGAATAAAGAAAACCACTTGGTAAAAAAGCTAACTCAGACCACGGAGAGAATGAAGAGTATTCGTTATCTTCATATTGATATCTATATCCAACTCTACCAAACTTTGTTTCAAATAAAGGATCTTCTTTTTCTAAATTAACATTCCAATTAGTAGGCTCTTGTAAACTTAAACTTTCGCTAACGAATATTATCTGTAATTCAATTGTATCACTTTGAGACTCATAATCGGTTACCCTAGCAGTAACTATAGCTGGATTTAGATTATTATCCGCATTAGTGAATCTTAAAACATCGTTAATTCTAATATCGATATTTATAAGTACAGAATTGGTTATTGTTTTTATATCACCAAATTGAGTGGTTATTTCACCCTCAGCAATCATATTAAAATTTTCAATTGTAAAACTTGTCGCTGATGTTCTAGTAGTATCCCTCATGGTTAAATGAGGAGCGGTAATTGGGGCTTTTTTTATTACAGTGACATTTTCTTTTTTAATATCTGAAGTTTTTAAGCTCCATTCTAATTCAGATGCTAAAACAAATTCTGGTGTACCAGTTATGTTTGTATTGTTTACAAAAATTTTTGTGTGTTTAGGAATTTCTAGATAACTTTCTGCCGTTTGCTCGATATTAGGATAATCCTCCATAGCATCGATAATAGTACCTTTTTTAGATCTTGTTATATTAATTTTTTTTGGTTCATTATTACCATCTGTATAAAATATTGAATCATGAATTATATTAATATTTGGTATTAATTTATTATAATCAAATTCTAATACTCTTTCTGGATATATAAATTTAAAAGCACTTTGCCAAGTTATATTATTGTTATCAAACTCTTGTTGTAAGTCTACTGCTTGTGGAGATGATAAGTATAATAAGTTATCTTGTATATCTAATATTTTAACACCAAATTCACCATTTTCATCAAAAAATTGATGTTCTCCTTCATTATTATAAAGATATACAGTCATACCTATTCTATATGCACTTCCATCAAAAACTGGTAGCACACTAAAACCAGATGTTGGTAGCGGAGGAGTGATTCCCATTCCTGGACTTGGGTGCATAACATCAACCCATCTTCCAGTAATACCAAATAAATCAACAAATATAGGTGTTCCACGTCCTTCCATAGGGATATTTCCTTCTGCGTTAATAGTAGCATCTATTTCTATTATACTATCTACCCAATATTTTAAAAAATAATTACTTTGATATAACTGCGAAGCGGCTCTTGCGCTATCTAAGTCACTATTTGGCTGAAAGTCATCAAGATCTTCAATGCCAAAACCAATAAAAGTATCAGGCGTGTTTAAAATATTATTACCAGTTATATTATCTGTCCATGCTTGAGTGCGTTGTGCTTGATTAATTTGGTTATTCATTATATCGGTATAAGGAATATCTAATATTGTACCCACTAATGGAGCAGCCGCAAAGAAATAAGCTTTATCATTTTTTTCGTCTGAAACACATCCAACAAATTTCGTGTAAATAGCTGAAGTAGGTTGAGCCTCACTTATTCCCCCTTCCCAATCATTATAATCAGAAGTTCTGTAAGCCCTTGAATGTGGTTCGTTACCTTTTAAGTTTTGAACAACACCTGCATCACCAACGCCACTATAATCACCGTCAGTAGTTCTAACTTTTATATTTAAAGCATCTCTATATTCGCCGTTTTTAACAAGTCTCTCATCAAGATCCTTGTTCATTTTACCGGCTGTAAATGTTCTTTTAATTTCCGGCATAATTACTTAATTTGTTTACCCATACCTTTAAGTACTTGGGCAAATTCTTCTATTTTAATATTGGATAATCTTATTTTTGCTTTTCTAGTTTCAGCAAATCTTTCTTTTTTATATCTCTGAACTATATATTCAGGCATATTAGACCTTGTAGACAATATACCATATGCTATGTGTTTATAACAAGCCTCTTCGCAGAATTTATGTACAACCATTTCTGAATCCTTACCTAATCCATCACTTACATAATGTAATGTTATAGTTTGTCCAGCTAAAGAAGATCCAAATTTTATTAACCCTCTTAAGTTGTCTATAAAAAAACTACCATTTATTTGAGCATACTGAGGGTCTAAACCATACTTTCTACCTTGCGTTGATATTTCTATATCATTAGCATAATTAATATCATATAACTGATAATTAGTAGGCGTGTCATCTGTAAAACTATTAGTAGTATTACTTGGGGACTGTTCTATTACTGAGTCCAACATTGCATCAAATGGTTGAGTATCTTCAAATAAATAGTCACCATTTTCGTTTTGAGTTACAGCAAAAGGATTAGACGTTTTTCTAGCCGGATATAATGTTCTTTCTATACCATCACCACCAACTCTAACTACTCTTATATAATTAACATAATCTTGTGGTAGTATCATTGACAACGTATTTGGAACTTCTATTTCTTGAGATTTAAAAGACTTGAGTACATCATATGATAATTCTTGTATAGCTCTCATAGCATGGAATTGAACATCTGTTCTATTAGCTTTAGATATAACTTTTCCTTCACCAACGTATATATACATAAAAGCGTTGATAATATTTTCTAGTGTAACAAATTGATAATTTCCAAAATCATTACCACTATAATACTCATATTGAGTTTGATTATCTAGTAAACCCATAATTAACTATTTTGTTCTTGTTTTTCCATTTGAATACCTGCCATAGCTGATTGTTGTAAATCAGGTTGTTTCATTGTTAATCCAGCTAACATTAATATTCTATAAACTAAATTCCCTTCTTCAGATCCGTGTAATTCAAAATTTATACTAGTATTACTATTGTATAAAGCCTCTCCTTGTAATAAAACATATCCAAACATAGGAGCGGTTGGTCTTTTATAATAACTTACTTCAAAAGATTCTTGATCAAAATTGCCATCTGAAGTTGTGTCTATATCATATGTGGCAGAAGACGGTGCTGGGTAAATAGTTACTACACCAGAATCTTCTCTAACAAAACTTGATCTAACTAAATTAGCTTTTAATAACGGATTATTTTCAGTATACGCAACTTGACTTTTGTTTAGTTGCGTTACTTTACTACCATTTCTTGTTATACCTATTAATTTGTAAGTATTTGTAGGAAGAGTTAAGCTAGCTGTTGCCGTATTAACAGATTCATCTACGTGAAAAGGATGTAATTTTTCTTCTAACATCTCTACCTCGTCAGCATAGCCCATTTGATTTTTAGGTTTTACTTCAGCCATTTTAGTTTTATGAAAATAATTCTCAAATATTTCAAGTTGAGCTTTATCAGCAAATAAGTTAAATTCCTGGGGTGTTATATAACCTCTTTGTTCTTTATTTGCCAACGCTAAAACCTTTTGATAAACACGATTTATATCTATTGCCATTTGTTTATTTTTAAATATATTTTACTATATTATAGTTACATAATAAAGTGGAAGGTTAGCCCCTAAATAAAAATAGCCACCCAAAATGAGTGGCTATTAATATTAGTTAAAAGATTATTAATTCATTCTTTTTTCTATATTAGAATAAATTTCCATCCCTTCATCAGTTTTAAACCAAGCAGCTAACGCTGAATATGGATGTTCGTCAAAAGGAACTGTCATTAATTTTCTATCGTTAGATCCCCAACTAAAGGTTCTTTGATCTGTAGATAGTTTAATTATCCCCATTTCTGTAGCTTTAATACCAAAGTTTCTAAGTTGAATATTTTTATCAGTAACTAATTCTAACATTAAATTTGGACTTCTTCTAGCAAATAGCAATAAATCTCTTCTAAGCTCTTTAGAACTCAACTCTGACACCTTAGATCCAATCTCTACTCTCATAATAGCTTCCGCTAAATCAATATCAATGTTTTTAGCCGCGTTTAAAGCCGCTATCTCCATTTCTAACCAAGCTATTTGATTTTTAGCTTTTGCAACTGGTTTGTCTTCATAATATAAAACGTCTCTATCTGGATGATATAAAGAAAGTAGTTTTTGTAAAACTGTCTTTTCTTTTGGTACCATTAAAAACCCTGATCTAAACACAATATGCTCTAATCTTTGGTCACCTTGCATTTCATCAACAAAAGGAGTTTTTTGATTAGAAGTATGTTTTAGTTCTCTTTCATATCCTTTTTCTTCATCAAACCAGTGTATATTTGCAGATCTAATAGATCTAGATAAAGGTTTTTTACCACCTTTTAAATAATACATTCTATCTTTTATTTCCCAAGTATTCTTTGGTTTAGCTTTTATTTCAGGAACTTCAACCTTAGGTTGTTCTTTTACAACCACTGTTTCTTCAACTATAGGTTCATTTACCTTAGTTGTTTCTTTTTTCTTTGCCATAATATAATATATAATATAATTAATAAAAATATAAGGGCGATACTAGACCGCCCTTATAAAATAAATAGTTTTACTTCATTAACATAAAGTTGTTAGCACCTTGTGTAACTAAACATCTTTCTGATAACATATGTAATTGCATTGCATCTAAAGCAGATGTAGTAGCTCCAACAGAACCAGTAACCCAAGTTTTCATTTTTCGGTTATCAGTTTGAGAAGCTCTATATCTAACGTGTAAGAATGGTCTTTTTAAGTTCTTACCTAAAGATTGATCATACACAGTAGATGTACCAGCTGGGATCATAACACCTCTAATTGCAGCAGATCCCGCAATTCTGTTTATTTCCCCTCTAGTAGCTTTGTCATTTAAGTATCTGAAATCAGATTTATAGAAGTCATAAGAACCTCTTCTAAATCCTGAGAAACCTAAATTTAAAGCCATATCTTCGTCATTGTCGAATACTCCATAAGAAGTACCTCCAGCTCCATAAGAATTCATTGAAGCTAACATGTCGTCAATTGCTAGAGACGTAGCTCTATTAACAAACATCATATTTTCTTCAATAGCACCTTGTTTATCGAATTCAGCTAAAATAGCATCAAACTCTGCTAAATCAGTAGCAGCGTTAACACCAGTAACACCAGAAGTAATATTACCTCTTGACTCTATAGCTGCGAATAAACCTTCAGTACCAGCTCCACCAGCTCCAGCATCAGCAGTACCTCTAATTTGCTTATCAGCAAAACCAATAACAGAGTTAGCAGCAGTTTTTTCAGCTTCTAACATTGCCATTTCTAAGTAATCAGTGAATCTAGCTCTAGTATCGCCTTCAGCTTTTAAGTACCATAAGTAACCGTTTTGACCTTCTTCTCCAGTAACTTCAACCCAGCCAATTTGTGATGCATCAGATCCAGATATTTCGTAATAATCTTTCATGATGATTGGTTTGTTAGTAAAAGACTTGAAAGTAGGTGTTATTGCAGTTCTTCTTTCAGAGTTATGTGTACCAGTGTTATCAGAGTAAGATTGTCCTTTGCCATACTCAGAACCAACAACTAATAAAACAGAACCAGATGCAGTTGTTGCATGTCCAGTTAAATCTGCTTTATCATAAGGTTCAACTGAAACAACAGCAGACTCTGGAGTTTCTACTACTAAACATTTAGTAACTATACCAGCAGTTGCTATAAGTACGATATCATTTACTCTAATACCATGAGTAGTAGTTAACGCGTTTCCGTCGATATCAGATACTACTGTAAAAGTACCATTAGTATCACCAGCTGTTGCTACTGTACCAACGTACGATAAATGTAATCTTGATTGTTCAGACCAGATAACTTGATCAGCCGTCATAGCCTCTTCCGCTCCAACTTGAGATAAAAAACCTGAAATAGTTCTTTGACCGAATACTTCAGCTTCTTTTTCCATTAAGTCAGGCAGGTATTGTTGAGCCCAACCAGCCGTAGCTGAGCTTGTAAAATCGATGTAATTTGACGCTAGTGTTTGTTGCTGTGAAGCCGCAACACTATTCAAATTATCTCCATTTGTAATTGCCATAATTTATATTTTTTTAAGTTAATTCCTCTTTTTAATTTTAAAAGATCTGTTTTTAATATCAGAAGAAGATTGACCTAACGCCCTTACTTTAACTCCACCAACGTTTATTTCGCCATGAGTTTGTCTTGGGTTTAAATTAATATTTTTATCTTTAGCAACTCTATCTTTGATTGCATCTGCTTTACCTTGTTCATAAAAATGTTTAGCAATAGCATCTGCATTCATAGCTGTGTATAAAGATTTATGATAACCCATGGTATCTTCAATAGTTGATTTATCATCACCTACGAATTTATTAACAAAATTATTAATATCACTTTGAGTATCTTTAACTTTATTAACGTCTTTAATATTAAACCTATAACGCTTGTCACCTACATTATATTCAAAACCTTTGAATTTTTCGTTAAACAAGTTATCAGTTTTCTTTAAAAACGTTTTTTTGTTTGCTTCAGATATTTTCTTCTGTTCTTCAGATTCTTTATTGTATCTATTAAAGAAATCGATAGCTTTTTGTTGTTCTTCGGTCAACTTTGACCCAGCTTTGATATCTTCATAGTATTTAGACTTTTGCCTGTCTAAGTGGGCTCTAGCCTCGGCAACTTGCTCTTTAAGGGCTATCTTTTTTTTACGTATTTCTTTTTCATCATCAACACTGTCGTCATATCCAAAATTATCTTCTAATAAAAAAGATCTTTCTTCTGGCGTTAAATGAGATTTTGTACTTTTATAGTATTCATTTAACACGTCAGAGTCGTCCATTTCTGATACGTTTCTGTTTAATTTTACGTAGTCATTTACGTCGCCACCAGTTTCGTTCATGAACTCTACTAGTTTTTGAACTCCTTCTGGTAAAGGTTTCCCAGTAACTTCTGAATCAGAAACTGTTTCTTCAACTATTTCTTGTATTTCTTCTACTTTTTCTTCATCAGTAACCTCTTCCATCACTGGTTGTTCTTCTACAATCTCTTCAGCAATCTCCTCTATAGGTTTTTCTTCTACGTTTACTTTTGTTATATTCTCCTCTTTATTTTGTTGAGGAGGTTTACTTAAATCTACTTTAATAACGCTGTCATCTCCAGCACTTTTAAATTTAGATTCATCTATTGGTTCTTCAACAACCTCTTCTACGGATTGTTCTGTATTTTCGTCTGTTATTTCTTCAACAGAGCCAGTTACTTCTTCAGTAACTTCTTCATTTAGTTCTATCATAATAAAATTTTATAAAATATTAAATATTTGGACCTGCAGATCCTGCACCTCCTGTAATTATATCATTACCTGATGACTCAAATCTTTTAACAGGTCTATCCTCAGTTATTTTTTCCTTGTTATCTTGTTTTCTTTGTTCGATCATTTGCATTTGGTGCCCAGCTTGCCTATCTACTCTAGCATCTTTTCTGTCTTCTTTAAAACTTTCTTTTTGAGCATTAACTTCTAATTCCATGTTTTTAGTTTTAGAATTTAATTCAAATTCAAATTGCATTAATTCTTTTTTAGCCTCAACTTCTTTTTGTAAATACTGAATTTGTAGTTCATTTTTAGTTTGCTCTAATTGTGCATCAGCTTGAGCTTTTGCTTGTGTTTTTTGCATTTCAGATTGAGCAATCGCTTGTTGTGCTTGAGCTTGTGCTTGAGATTGTGCTTGAATATTTTGTTGTTGCATCTGCTGCTCCATCTCCATTTTTCTTTTTCTTTTAACTTTAAGAAGTTGATTAGCTAGTTTTATATTTCTAACTTCCCTCAAATCAATAGCGTCAGATAAATCAATTGATTGTTGAGATAATGCCATTTGTATATTATTTTCTAATATAGCCTTTTCTTCCTCATCTGGGGTTAATTCTATAAATATACCAAAATCGTGAAGATGAAGATTTTTTAATTCATTTAATGTGGCAACGTTATGAGCTCCAATAGCGTTTATAAAAGCTTCTTTAGTTGGTGAGTATTCTACAATATCAGATATACGAAGAGATAAGCATTCAGCTGCTTCAGCCGTTAAATATAACATAGATTGAAGTATATGTCTAGTTGCCGTATTTGAATTTGCAGCTGCTAGTTTTTGAACTCCAACTAAAGCATTTTTATCTGGCGTAACAGCATCTCTAGCTTCATTTAATCCAGTTGTATCTCTTATCATTTGAAGATAATAGTTGTAAGTGCCTATTAAACTTTGTAATTTACCACCATTAACCCCATTATTTATTTGTTGTATAGGTACTTTACCAGGATTCATATCTCCTTCAGAGGTAAAACTTCTACCCACGACACTACCAGTTTGGAAGAACATATTTAATGCTTCTTGAGGGTTATAATTAGTTCCATTACCAAGATCAACTTCTGCTAAACCATCTACATCAAGATATACACCATCTGGTACCATACGTGCCATTACTTGTTGCAACTTTAAATGAGTTAATTGAATCATATCAGCAAAACCCGTTATTCTACTAACTAATGATTCTATTTTACCTCTATACATTCTTGGCGCTATAACTTGATAGCTCATTTTTACGCTATTAAAATTAGAATCAGTTCTCATCATATTATCCATCATCTTCCATTTTAATAACTTATCGCAACCTACTAAATATACTCCCTCATAAATACACTCAACAACCCTTTCTAATTTACTAAATTCTCCGTCCATATTTTCTGTTGGAGGATTAAAGGTGTCATCTTTTTCAATAATTTTTTCTGCGCCACTACCCAATGTTTTTAATTTATAAACATTATTCATGTGAGTTTTATAGTTAAAATATAAAACTTGTACTTTATTTTTATCGTGATTTGAATTATAATTACCGTTTCTATAAAGATTACTTCTAGAGTTAATTGTTATCTCTTTAATTTCTTCTTCTGATAAATCTGGAAATTCTTTCACTAATTCGTTGATAGGTACTTCTTTTACTTCACCTATATAATATATATCATCAAAATAAGGAGATTCTGTATAAGAATAAATCAAATTAGCAGGATCAACGTATTTAACTTTAGCGCCATCTGACCAATCAAACGTAGTTTTAGTAGCAGATATACCTAGTACTGTTAAATCATATAAACACCTTCTTCTTACTAAATCATAATTACTATTTTCCATTAAAGTATTTATAGCCTGCTCTTCAGCTAGTTCTACAGCTTGCTTATAATTAAGTTGCATGTGTAATGCTAATTCTTCTTCTGTATCTGGTAATTCTTCTTGACTATTTTCCTGAAGATCAATTTGAAAGTTTTCTTTAGCTAATTTGTTAAAATTTTTAGAACGCATATCACGTAGCATAGATTCCATATACTCTGTTCTTTTACTAACGCCAAATTGGTCTTGTGAAAACGCTTTTATTTCATAGTTTCTTTGGGACATTCCATTAACAACTATATCAACAAATTTAGGAATAATTGGAACAGGTTTCCAATCTAAGTTAAGGTAGGATAAATCACCATTTATAGATAATTCATTTTTATATTTTTGTATAGGTTGCTCTCCTCTAGCATATAATCTTAAATAGTGATAACTATTTAAATTACCATCAAATCTTGATGTACTTCCGGTAAACCATTCTTGTCTTATAGCCTTCGCTACCTCAAGTCCGTATTTCTCATTTAATTTCTCTAAGTCACTAACCGCTTGGGATGGAAAGTTTATATGCTGATTTATGTTCATATTTTATTCTTAATTATCTGTGATGAAAATCCCTTATTATTATATTTTGATATATTCAAGTTTAATGGTAATTTTTCTTTATTAGGATTTGGTTTATATAAATGTCTATTACAAGCCATTATTGCTAATCCAGAACTTATTGACGCATCATGTTTTGTTCTCTTGTTTATATCAAATCTAGACCAATCATTTAACGTTTCATTAAAATACATAGTACCATATGTACCATCTTGTAGTAAACCGACGTGGTCGTTAATATACATTTCAATAGCAGCTGCATGAGCCTGTTTAATATCTTCACTTGAGTTTGGTATTCCTCCTATTTCCTTTTCTGCTACTGATAACTTATTCCATATTTTATCTGGTCTATTCATACTAAATCCTCTATAACCTCTTCTACGTAAATAGTACAGTAATCTTGGTTTATTATTTTCTGCTAGTATTGGCATTCCATAAAAAGCTAATGCCATTAATATGTCTTCAAAAAATATTTCAGCTGTTTGGGGTCTAGCTATATATTCTAAAAAAAATGTATTAGCTGGAGCACTTTCCATTGAAAATTTTGTTAACCCATGTAAAGCGCCTTTAGATCCCGCTCCATCTACTGTTCCTGATATGTCATATGAGTCACAACCAAACGCTCCTATATGCTCGTTACCTGGGTACTTTACGCCATTTTTTAAAATAACATTATTTTGTAACTCACTATCTGGTACCCAACTTATGTTAAATCTACCATTGGGATTTGGATTAAAAATAACTTGAGTGTCTTTAACGCCATTTGCCCATTGAAAGTTACCAGGAGTTAATACAGATGAGTTTCTATTTCCTTCATTATAATCTATTTGCTCATATATTTTTATGAGATTAAATAAACTATTCTTTGTTTCATCTCTAAAAGCATGTTCTTCTGTTCTAGGAAACTGACGATAAAATTCATTTAAAGCATCTTGATCGTCTTTAAGTCCGTCGGCTTCGTTTTCCCAATGATCTATTACTCCATAATCTATTTCTAATCCGTGTGGATCAAATGACTGTTTTCGAGGAGTATTGAATACAGGCTGTCCGTACTCGTCGATGAAACCTTCGTAATTCCATTCCATAGGAATAAACAAAGAATATAGTCCTGACTTAGTCTGTCCATTACGATTTCGTTTTGTAACATCTGAGTTATAATATAAGTTTTTAAAATTATCACCTCCTTTATCTAACGCATTACTAGTGCTACCCATCATACACTTACCAACTACTCTACTACCTAATCTCAAACAAGTTTTTGTAACCCTCCAATTGTTTTTTATATTATCAGGTCTTTCCCATTTACCACTTTCATCGTGTACTAATAAGGAAAGTTTCTCACCATCATAACTATTATCACCTGTGTTTTTCCAGTCAATAGTTGTATCTAGTCCTTCCATATCATCTTGTTCTTCTCGTTCCCTCATTTTTCTACGGGTAAACTTTTTTGCGGGAACTCTATAAGCGAGTTCGGACTTTGGTCGGTCCATACCGTCCTGTATTGGTTTAAAGAAGAAAGGATAATTGATACTAATAGGCACTACTTTATCTGTAAACATCTTTTTCGCATCAGCACCAGTTTTAGAAAGTATCCCAAATCTACTATCACTAGCTAAAGTCGCTAAATTAACAGTTTCAGCTGAACTCATAAATGAAAAACCAGAACGTCTATTTTTTAAATAACACATTCCGTAACTCCTGTGATCTGCTTTACAAGCCTCCCAAAATATAAAGAATAATCTGTTTGCCTCTCTATAATCTGGAGCACCAACATCAATCTTACTCCACTGTAAATACATATAATGTGTACCTGTTATATATGTTGATTTACCATTATTCATAAACCAAAAACCTTCTTCTCTTCTTCTAAATTCTTCGTCTATATAACTATAGTTTCTTTCTTTAAAATCATCTGGATAAGTTTGCCAATCAAACACCGTTTTAATTCTTTTAAAATCAGGATTAGCTGGAAATTGCTCCCACTTCTGTTCTGATTTTACCTTGCTTCGGCTATACACGTTTTTAGGTTCTTTTGGTAAAGCTATTTGAAATCCTTGTATTTCAATAATTTCACCTATCATACCAGTTTTAGATATACAAACTATATCAGCTTCTTTGTTGTAACCATATTTCCATTTTTTAGATTTGTTAAGTCTTTTAATGGTGTTTATTTTTACAGGTTCTACAACCTTGACTAATGTTTGCTTGTACATTATTTAGATCTTCCTTCTGCAAATCCTTTAAAAGTGTTCTTTTTCTCTTCTTCTACAGGTTTTCCTTCTAACATATTTTCTTCTTCGTGGATTCTGTTTAATATCTCAAATGCATCAAATATAGCTAATTTTTTTGTAGCCGCTGCATTTTTTAATCTATCCGCTGACACATCTTCATCTGTATCAATTATTTCTTCTTTAGCAACTTTAATTAGCTCTTCAACCGCTTTGTGCCCAGCTTGGATTATATTCTTTTTCGTTTCCTTGATATTCATATTTAATTGTAATAAAATTATTTAAAACTCTGTATAACCTTTCATCGTCAATAATAAACTCGTACTCACTATTAGGTTTAAAACCTACTAATTCATTTTTATTAAATGTTCCATCAGAATATTTAATTATACCTACTAATGGTCTTTCGTCTTCTACATTGAAACTATTTACCGCTTGTAATGGTTTTACAAAACTAAAACCAGGCATAGCTTTCCAACCATCTTGTTTATAAAGAAATATCTGATCTTGTGAAATTATATATTTATTATCTTTCCAATACGATCTACTATTTTTCTCCCTACCTTTAACATCATTCCATCTTCTAAATATATTATGATGTACTATTACTTCATCGCCTTGTTTTAATGGTGAATTAAATAATAAAGGAGTATCAATAATCTTTGCATTTCTATTCACAAACTGATGATTATAAATCTCGGTATTAAGTATTAAATTTTTATCACCAACTTTTTTAGAATTATTATATCTTTCTCCTATTGGTGATATTATAAAGTCTTTATAAGCTCTCATTTTTTTCTATTGGCGTCTCTATAACAATTTCTCCAGGAAATTTATAATTTTTACCAGGTTTCATTATTTTAATGTTACCTAAATTATCCTCTCCTTTTATTTCTATCTCAACACCTTCCATTGTTATATCTCCACTTGGTATTATATTAAAATCATTATTAACATCTGGGCTATCTTTTTTATATCCAGTTCGCGTAATATTTCCTTTTAGTATTCCTTTTAGTGGTGAATTTCTCATATTAATATTCTAGATTATATTCTATAGATATAGCCATATTTTTATTAAAATCTTTCCAAGGTATAACAGCTTTATCTTTCTTTATATATATACAGTATTTATCTTCTTCTTCTATTATATCACAGATTTTATGACCACCATACACTTCCTGGTTTACAGCGTAATGCATGGAATCGTTTTTATAATCTTTACCTATAGTAATTTTTCTTATAATATTATTTTTCATCCTTTGGCCAATTAATAGTCCCGTCTTTAATATTAACATCATAAGAACCATATTCTTTATTTAATGTATCTTGAAAATCTATAATTTTTTTCTGTGATAAACCTAGCTCATGTAACAAGTTATGTTTTTGTCCTTCTAGTTTACCTACATTAAACTGTAAATTATTTATTGTATTTACTATTTCTTGCATTTCTTTTAAATGCTCGTCAGATATTTTATCTACCTTTGGTTTTAAGTCAACCAACTTTTCTTTTTTTCCCATTATATTTAATTTAATTTAATTTTATTTACAACCTTGTGTTGCCGAAACTCTGCCATTTGTCACTGTTATAGCCATATTAGTAGAACCACCTGCCTGCATTTTGTAAGTACCATTAGGTAACCAAAATTGCTCATGAGCTCTTTTTATACTAAAAACAAAGTCGCCATTAACCGGTAGCGTGCCGGTACCATCATGATAATACGTATTAGACATATCTGCTAGTGCACAAGCATCAGCCGCGCCAGGGGCGCTAGGAGATCCATTTACAGCATTATAGTCTTTTGCATTAAAAATCTCTTTTGTTCTTCTTACTATTACAGGTTTGTTCTTACCCCTAGATTGAGCAGATGAGTTAGCGTTTCCTAAAGCCATTAGTAACCAAAATAAGCTATTATACCTCCATTTCCTTGCGCTGCATTTAAACTAACCGCGGTCCATCTACCATATATTGTCATTCCAGCTGGAAAAGATGTATTACCATCTATAGCTTCGCTGTTACCACCTTCGTTAGCTGTTGTTCCGATACCAAAATAAACATCGTTACTTTCTGTACCACTATACACAACTGAATTACTAGTATCGCAAGTTAGTATGTCAAAAACTGTAGCATCTATCATAGTGATAGCCACTATAACCATTCCGTCTGGTGGAGTAAGTGTTTCACCATTATCGTTGTGCATGTGCGCACTACCTAGCTGTCCAAAGTTATAAGCCGTTGCTGTTGAATTAATTCCCATAATTATTTATTGTTATTTTGTTGTTGTTCATTTTTCTTAGACGATCCGCCGAAAAAGAAATCGACAACCGTATTTACTTTAGCGCTCATAGCGCCAAATATTGTTGATATAAAGCTTATTTCGAATTCCCCCATTTCAATATCACCCATCACAAAGTATCTAAACATCATAAAGCTTAATCCAAAGTATGCTGCTGTGAAGAGCGTTGCCAATATTTTTTGAATAAGAGCATCGTCTTTATACATATCTCTAGCGCTCTTTCTGTCTTCAACTTCTTTCGCGAAAGCTTCTTTTTCGGCTTCAAGTAAAACCCTTTTAATTGCGAGTTTTGCCTCATCACGCTCTTTGTCTGTTGTAATAACTTTGTCAAGTATTCCTTCTGCATTATCTACTATTTTGCCGAATAAGCCACCTACTAAATTTTTCATCATCTTTCATTATCTTTTATCATATCATCGATAGACTTATTCATGA